ATGTTCGCAAGATGTGAACTTGCTAACGCTATTCGTACGCTGAGCATGAACGCAGTACAGAAAGCTAAAACCGTTCACCCGGGTGCCCGGATGGGTATGGCTGACATTGCCGAAGTCCTGTGGCGTGCTTTCCTGAATCGTAATCCGCAGAACCTGTCCTGGAGCGACCGCGATCGTTGGCATGACCAGCTTCGGTGAGTCTGCGCCGGCGGATCCGCTGTTTGAAGAGTTTGGCTTCACCGTGCATGACACCGTTGCCAAAGCGGCAGCGCTGGTATTAATTTGGCCGTTAATATATTTCACATATATGTAACGCTGTGATTAACAAAACAGTATCAGACAGACATTTGTGGCATGTTTCTTCACTCGGACAACAGAGAAGGAATAACTCCATGGCCACTGAATATGTTGACTACCTGATCCTCGGCGACGAGCATCACGGCGAAATCCACAGGGATATTAAAAGCCACTCTCTCCGGGTCCGTTCGAAATACGCCGCCTGTTCCGTCCGGGGAGACGCCTCTGCCGAGCAGCCAAAAATGGTGAACTACAACGTCCATGAATATCCGGCGCAGGATGGGCGATTTTATCTGGTGGCGACCAACTATCCCCTGGCCGATTTTGACGTTGAAGACGCGCTGGTTTGTAGCGCGGCGATTTTTATTGCATTGAACGGTGGTACGTTTCGCATCAAAGGAAAATGCAAATACGCATTATGCAAAAACTATCGCTCCATAAATGAGCTGCCACCTTTACGGTGGCAGCCTGTCACTCAGATTAATCCACGATCTCGCAGAACTTCCTGGCCTACCGAAATCATCGCATCCCGCTGCTCTGCGGTATATGCGCCGTCATAGTACGCGTTGAAGGCAATATCACCATACATCGATGAGGTGGTAGCCCCGTTCGGGTCACCACCAATACACATAGCTTTATCCAGTGAGGTATTATCCGGGAATCCTGCGCCGATGGTTCCGTACTGCAAACCAGCATCGCTGATTCTGACGCTGGCATTTTTAGTTACCGGATCAAACACGCCTACAGCCACATACCATTTTCCGACTTCAGCCGTAATTGCCCTTGCAGCCGCGATGGTTCCCGGCGTCCCGCTTGGGTAGATATAGGACATGTAGAAGCCGCCGCTGTAATAGAAGTTAAAGCCAGCGCTGTTCACACGGTTGCTGATGATGTTGATATAGCGGTTATCGGCATCCAGCTTAAACGCCACGATGAACGATACGGCTCCCTGCCCGGTCTTCACCAGGTCAGTCACTGACGGTTTTGCTCCGTTAGGGTAATGGAGGCCCCAGTCTTGGATTTGACCGCCGTTTGGTTTGACAGTATAGCCATGCCCGCTGTTGTCCAGTGGGTTCAGCAGGTCAAAACTGGCAAGCGCAGGAAGCGGTGATTTACTTTCCAGTTTTGATTTGATGGTCACATAGTCGTGGTTCCAGTCGGTGACAGGGATAATCTGATTGCAAAGAATGCGAACGCCAGCCATTAGTGTGGCTCCTTATTAAATATTGGGTGAGTGTTCCGGAGTGCCGCGGTTTTCATTGCCGACGCCGTTCAAAGTGCCGCTATAGGTCGCGCCGTTCATCGGGTCGAACCAGTCGCAGCCTGTCGCCCGGACAAGAGAAGTATCAAAATACAGGGCGCCTGTTGAGTCAGGGATGAGCTGAATATCCGAACCGGTTACCCGGCAACGGTTCCCGGTATCACCAACGCTGTAGCGTGCCAGTAACCCGCCAGAGATATCAAATTCCGCTTTGACGCCCGGGGCATTGATGATCGACGGGTAACAGTTGCGAAGCGTGACCTTCGGCCGGTACGAGTATTCGCTGGTGCGGTACGTCGTGCCACCTACAACGGTATCCCACGAAGACGCTGCGCCCGGCATATACACTGTGGGGCAGGCGTTCTGTGCGATGACCGGGTTATTGATGATGCTGATAACATCTTCAGCGATGATTTCCGCGTTGGTCCCGTTCGGGCGAACTTTGGCGCGGCTGGCGAACGGGTTCTGAGCCATGTCGCTACCACAACGAAAGACCGCCATCACCGCATTTTTTCCGTCAGGAACGTTAATAGCGGTCATACCCTGGACTTTCACCATGTCAGGCAGGTACGTTTTCTGTGCAGAATTATAGATGTTGCGATACGGCCGGCAGAAGGTGAACGCGAAGTTATCCGGTAACGAAGCCGGCATACCATCCAGGTCGAAGACAATATCTTTCCCTGAAATAACATGCGGTGTTTTGGTCGACACACCATAATCTGCCGATGTTCCGCTGTTCATGCGGACAACATCAAACGACAGCACGTCAGACGCCCAGGCATTCGTGATATTGCGATCAAAGCGCACCACCAGCCCGTCGATGGTCAGGTTGCAGTCGCAGTCCCCGGCGTAATCCTCCCTCATATTGATAAAGAAGTTCAGACGGTCCTCAATATGTCCGGTCTGCTCCAGACTGTACTGCGTGATATTGAAGTCGCAGTCACGAAGCGCAAACTGGCCACCGCCCTGCAGGAATATCTGGCGCCCCTTGAATTTCGTCCGGCTGATGTAAACGTCATAGCCGAATGAGTGAAAATCAAAGCGGTTCATTACTGACTCAGAGATAAATACCCGCTTCAGTCCATGATGCCCCTGGAAGCCCCAGCCATAGAGACCGTAATATCCGCTGACGTGGATATCGATGCTGTTGCGAAAGCAAATCACATACGCTCCGCCGGAAGTTGAAGGAATACATTCAGCAGCTGCATTCCGGCAGTGAATATCCGTCACACCATACGAGCCAATCGCCACGCGGGATTCGACATCCCCGGTCGCCCAGTTATCCATCACCAGATTTTCAATGTTGACCTGCGAGCGCTCGACCTGAATATTCACGAACTTGCGCCCGTTACCTGCCTCAAAGAACGCCGGCGGCGCAAAGTTAAGCCAGGCATTTTCTTTCGGCTGGATCCACGCTTCTGTGATGGTGCCTGCCGGAATATTTTTCACCAGCACATCAGACACTGCGCCATTGCGGCCGATACGGGTAAAGTCCCGGAAATGGACCTGGTTACGGACGTTCGTTTTGTTCCCGCTGCGGTAAAGCTCGACGGACGAAGAAATGAAGCCAAACAGCCCGCCCCGGTACTGGTTTAACTTCGGCATCGGGATATCCATGCTGCCGCGCGTCAGGTACGACGAGTAAGTCGTGTTGAGCAGGTTCAACTCGGCCGCCGTGAAATCGATACGGTCCTTACCTTTGATACGAAACATGTACATCGGGTCAGGTGAACCGTCACTGACGCCATCCACTTTCCCCCAGCGGGTTTCATCCGTCCCGCTGCGGTTGCAGGTAACGATCGTCGCGCCCGTAAGGTAAGACGGCGTCCTTACCTCAATTTCTCCACTGACCCACAGGAACCGCCCGGTATTCTGGACAACCGGAATAGCGTGTTTATTGGCGAAGGCGTGGCAACGGGCGATAGCCTGGTCTGCCGGCTCGATATCAGCCAGCAACGCCTGCGCCGCTGACTCATTACCCTGCGCAGACAGTGTGGCATAATTCTGATACACCGACTCCGGGATGCGGGATGCACCGAACATGTCATAAGAGGCGAAATTACACTGACGTATCCAGCGGCGGCCCAGAACATCAACCAGCACGCCGCCATCATCATCTTCAGAATCGGTGTCACCGGCGTCAACTACAAATCGACCCGCAATACGCAAGCCGACAACATCCTTTACCGTGGCTTCGCCGCTGTACTGACGAATAGCATCGTAACTGACCTCCGTGTTACCCGGGATAATCTCTCCTGACTGTCCACCGCCGCTGTCACTGCCACCCCAGCCGACTTTTGTGCCGTCAGATTTGACGCCGGCGATAATCAAGCCGTTCATTGAGTAAATAACGAACAGCCAGCCATCTGGGGCATTGTTATCAATAATGCTGCCGCCAAAATTCAGGCCTGAATTACCCGTCAACAGCCTGGCGATTAAGCTGAGAGTTGTCGCACCATCATCATCGTCAACCTTAAACGTCCGGATTCCGTTTGCTGAAACAATATCAAACAATGCGTCAGGGGACTCTTGTAACGGTGCAAACTGTAATTGAAGAGCATCAATTAAACCCAGAAGATAATCAAAAGCACCATTCCCTATTAAAGTCGTTAACTCTTTAGCTATACCTGATTGGTTTAAATAATAAATAAAGGAATAATTATCACCAGGCCCCTGGATAACGCGAAAAACTTTGCCGGCGGGTGTGTTGTCAAGTCCTGAAATAGTGCCATCCGGGTCAGATTCCGTTTTAAAAAACGTATACTCCCTGTAATCAATAACTGATTCAACTTGAGCCCGGAGCCACGAAGTTCTGTTTGCAAGCTGAGTTGAAGGTATGTTTAAAACTCCTCCCGGCCCAGCCTTAGCTCTGTCAGATTCTTCAAGCTGATGAATTCCTGACTCCCATGCGGGTTGCTCAGGTAAATTAGACATTATGATTCTCCGGGAATGTCAGAATCGGCCATAGAATATTTGGGGCCAGGGATGTATCAACCCGGTTAAGCAGTACCCTATAGGTCTGCAGCGAAGTCAAACGGGCTTTCTCTTCATCTGTAGCCATATTAAGAGCCACTGCATCCTGAAGAATAGAAATATCCGCCGTTACCTGAGCAATTAACTCTTTTTTCTGCTGGTCAGCTGCGGCAACATCAGCGGCGTGCTGAGCGTCTGCATCTGTTACCCAGGCAGAACCGTCCCATTTGTCGTATGGGGTAGATGGTGCAGAGGTCGTTACTGTGTCGGGTATGGGGCCTGGCTCGGTAATAACATGGCTGGCCAACGTCTTAATGTCATAGACGGTGATACCTCGATAATCATCGGTAACAGACCAGGACGAATTATCTTCAGAACGAACAGCAACCTGATATTCACTTTGTACCGGTGGTTCTTCAAGGCACGAAAATGCAGGCAGGCCGACACCAAAATGAATATAAACATCCTCGGTTCCGATAAACTCACGGGAAGTCATATCAAAATGAAATACCTGAGCCGTACCCGCCTGAGTTGCAATAAAATTGCTGTCAAATACTGCTTTAATATCGCCAGACATTACGCCGCCCTCACAATATAATGGAATGCCATGTTTTTAACCGTGGTTTCTGAATTACCAGACGCATCGACAGTAATCGTGTGAGAGTGAGATCCCAAAACAACATTATGTGTATGCGCACCAGCTGTTGAAGTTGTCCCGAAACCATCGCCACTATTGCTACCCACTTCCTGATCGCTACCCCCTTGTTTCTGCATACCAGAACCCCAAGAGTGACTATGGTCACCGTTATTGCTGGTGGTTTTGGTTCCTAAATCAGTAGCCGATGCAGATGCGTTATGCGTATGGGATTTATTTCCATCAGCTTCAAGACTTAGCAGCGCACGACCAGAGGCCGGTAACCCTTTGATTGTCTGACCACGTAAATCAGGTAACGATCCGCCAGTGTAAACGGCAGCCAGATTCGGATAGGTCGCCGCGCTGAATGACGCACCGTTGCAGATTAAATATCCCGTAGGTGGCGTACTGGTTGGCCATGGTAGCGGTATGCCGTAAGGTACCGACATATTTGAATCCACCATGATTTTATTAATAGCCTGCAATACCTGATTATTACTGTCGCCATCAGGGTTGATATTTGCAGCAGCCAGAATTGACAATAATTCACGCTGTACAGAACGAATGGCATCCTGCACATTATTCAGGAAAAGCGCCCTGACAATGGTTCCCAACGTCCCCAGCGAGGGGTTACCGTCGCTGAATTCATTATTTGGTGCATCAACCGGAGGCATCAGGCTTTGCATAAAATACTCCGTTAATCGGTGGTTTTTTCTACGTATCCGGTCATTGGCTGTTCGCCATCCAGCGCAAATGAACCATCCAGATAAAGCGGATAGGTCATTTCGGATTCGTAGAGGAAATAACAAAGGGTATGTGCGGGCTTTAATTCATTGAATGTCGTTTCAAGAACTTTATCGCCCAGCGTCATGAGCCGTTCGCCAACGCGGGAAGTCCCGGCGCGGAAATAATAAAGAGGAACTTCTAACCCATAGACGTTTACCCGCCACGTAAAAATAATATCGTCGATATAGAGCGTGTCACCGCAACGACTGGAACCGACCCTGAAAGGCTGTAATTCATCAATGGTGATGGTGTAGCCAATCCTGCTGGCCATAGTGATGAAATACGGAATACTTAAACCACCAATTTCTGACAGCTTAATCAAGACGCGATCGAGACGCTGCTGATACCCGTCATCCTCATTAGGCGTGACGTCTAAAACACGCTCCCAGTCTGTCAGCAGGTTATCAGCAAAAAAGGGGGCAACAGCATTCAGTGCATTATTTGCTGATTCATCCGTTGCATGGAATGCGTTACCTTCTGCCGATAACTCAGCATATAAGGCTGGTTGCTGCGTATCGTATGCAACAGGCGGCAGTAACAGGGATAAGAGGTTCTTCGCATTGCTCATAGCTGCGATACCTCGATGCTGCCTACACGGATCCATTCCACGACGGTTTCACTGACGTCAGGAAATACGTTCGACGTCGGCGAGACGATGACGCGGTCCACAACGCCAGTCACAATGGAAATCAGCATCTCAGCCTGTGAGCGAATAAACGGCTCACCCGGCGGTAATTTATTGATATAGTCGGTCAGCGTAGAAATAATGTTTTCACGCGCCACATCAATTGTCACACCATCAAGCGAAACCTGAATAACGAGGTCTATCGTTTTAATCGTCGGCCCCAGTACCAGGCAGTTCTTCGCTGTTACCGGACGTACATCGTCAATATATGCCTGCGTGGCGGCAATAATTTCGGCGGAGGGTAAACCGTCGGCCGAGGTAATAACCACGTCAACAGTACCCAGCCCGCGCCGCAGAGGATATACATAAGCGGCCGTGACACCATCCACGGACATCGCCCAGCGGCGGTAGTCGTACTTATTCCCGCCGGCGGGTGCGCGACGAATAATGTCAAGCAGACGGTCCAGCAGCTCAGTATCCGATTCCTGGTCAGTCCCCCCGGACATAAGCCCGATAATAACGGTGCTGTCGAACCCTGTCGGCGTGCTGGTAAACGTCCCTGAAGTGATGGCCGTAGTATTACCGGCAGCGCCGGCAGTGGAATAGCTTGCCGCTACCGTGCCGTTACCGTCACTATCAAGCGTTACTGCAGCCGTGGTGGTATACGTCAGGCTACCGCGCGTCACACTGTAGCCGGCCGCTGCCGTCGCGCCGGGTTCGCCGGTGACCGTAAGGGTACTGCTGGCCGTGGTGGCTGACTTGCGATACAAGCCGCGCGTGCGGGCATGCCATTCGAGAAACTCGGTATCGGCGGTGTCGGGAAATATCTGGCGAACTATCCAGCCCTGATACTGATAAATACCGGTTGCCACGCTGGCTACTGCGCTGGCGCGGATATATAAGTCGCTATCAACGCCGATATCCGCGTCTGTATTCAGGTTTTTAATATCCCGCAGAATATCGCTGCGGATATCGTCAAACGTCGGCGTGATAAACGGCATTAAATAACCCTCACAAAATGCTTAAAGGGGACGGTAATACCATCGGCCTGAATAACGGTGATCAATAAAAGGAGCCAGCCCGGCTCCCCCTGAAAGGTTTCTACTGTGATACTTTTTGCCCGGCCATCCGTATCGGCCGTCAGCGGTGCCAGCGCCTCTTCGGCATACTGGCGAGCGAGCTTATGTACGCGGGTTACATCTTTCTCTCTCCTCAGCAGGTAAAGCTTTGAACCGACATCCGGCTGCGCCCACCATGAGCCGAGCGGGATGGTCAGACGCAGATACACTGCGTTAGCCAGGGTGCTGGTGCTCGTGCCGGCGTAGTCGCCGGTTGTCGGGTCTAATAGTCTGTCCACGCTGCCATGATGACAGCGCGGACGGATACGAACAGACAGACAGGTGTCAGTGGGTATTGAGGGGGTTACATAGGCTGGTTCGGTTTATCCGTTGTGCCGGCGTCACCACCATGATCGTGGTCATGGTCGTCATAGGTCTCCCGAATCGCATCGAGCGTCGATTTGCCATCGGCCAGCTGGTCGCTGGTTTTGAGCAGCGGGGTCTCAAAATTCGCGCCGGCGGTGGCGGTGACGTCGTAATCCTCAGCCTTCACGGTATATTTTTTGGCTTTCACGAGGTACTCGTCGCACTCTATCTCGACGATGCGGCCCTTTTTGATATGCACATACGCGCCTTCGTCAGAGTAGATGGCCATCTCGCCGCTGGCCACCTGCAGGCGGTATGCGCCGTTCTCGGTGGCGATGATGATCGAATGCGACGTCTGGCCGCCGATGGGGAGCACGATACACTGAGTGCCGGCAGGTGGGCAACTGGTAAACCCGAAGTGCTGGAACAGTTCGGCGTCCTGCAGCTTCTCGCCGGCGAGGCCGTTAACCTGCACCTGCTGGATACTTAAATCGCTTTTAACACGGGTTAAACGTCCCCTGAACGCGAGACGAAGACCACGCAGGGCAGCGCGAATACGTAAATCAACCTGGTTCCACATCGACTATCCCGAGCTCCTGTTTTTGTTTCTTACGACGGCCTTTACGGGCCTTTTTCTTCTTCGGCCACGCGTCAGGTATCCACACGCCGTCTTCTTTCAGCCTGAGCGTGGTCACCGCGCCGCCCGGGCGTCCCCCGGTGAACTCCCGCCCCATCAGAAAATAAACAGCATCGATGCCGTGCGGCTCGCTGATAACGTGGATGCGCTGCCCAGGCTCCCATAACACGCCGTCGCTGGTCCGGTGCCCCTGAACCCGGGCAATCAGGCTGTACCCCTCAAGGCGGGCATCGGCCATCATCTTGCGGGCGCGGTAGCGGACCTGCTCCAGGTCATCAGCGTCATGCATGACCACCACCTGCGGCCGGTAATAGGTGACCGTCGGATCCTCCACGGTAAACGTCAGACCGTGCTGGCCGGTCTCAGGAAGGCCCGTGTCCAGTTCGGTGTCGGTAGTGTCGGCATCTTCCGTTACCGTCAGCGGAGTGGTGCTGCTGACGTCGATGATCCCCAGCTCTTTCTTATTGTTAGTCGAGTGTGCATGCCCCTGCGCCAGCACCGTCAGACGGGAGAAACTGCGCTCCATGCTGCTTTCATCGGTGAGACTGAGCAGGTTATTGCCCTTTCCCGAACGACGCATTACAAGTGTGGCCACCGGCGCAGCCGTATAATCCGGGCCACCGATGACCAGCGTGCCATCAGGCCGGAACCACGGCCAGAGCCCGCGACCGGCACAGGCCCGCAGCAGGATATCCCAGGCACGCTCGCCCGGTTCGGTGGTGATTTTGTCATTGCGGATCGAGCTCTCGGCGTGCAGCTCGATGTTTTTGATACCCAGCGGCCGCACGACCTGGGCGATGACTTCTTCCAGGCTGGCCTGACGGCTGGTCAGCAAAGGTGATGCGCAGTCCACCAGGATGGCCGCACCGTCACGGCCGGTGACGGACAGCGATACCTGATCCCGGCTGACGGTACGGGAAACCCGGTCTATGCGCCCGGACATCACAACATCCGGCCCGACGCGAACCTGAACGGGAACGCCCCGGGCCACGCCTTCAGGGAAGATGCCGGCAGGCAGACCGAGACGCATCGACCAGGCATCGGCGGGGATAAGAAAGTCGCTGTCGATACCGTAGCCGGACCAGTCGGAATGCACCTTACCACCGACGATCACAGAGACTTTGTCGAGGTCGATATCCTGCGCGGCCTGCTTATTCTGCGTAGCCATTCAGCACGTCTCCCGGGATGATGTGATTAGGGTCCCGGAGGGACGGATTAAGGAGTTTTAGCTCGCCGGCACGGGTGTAGTCGCCGTACCAGAGATGCGCCAGCAGGTGCAGGTTCGTGGCGCTGGCCACGGTGCGCTGAATCATCGGCGGCCGGGCATTAATCAGGGCCACAGCCATCGACTGCAGGGACAGAGCAGTATCGCGCAGGCCATCAATCACCGGCTGATACTGCAGGGCGATCGACGTCGCTGAACTGCTGATGTTCTCCATCTCTGCCGCCCAGGTACTGCGCACGCTGTCGATGGCGTTCTGTACCGCCTGACGGGCATCACCGGCGATCAGACTGATATCAGCGGGACTGAGTGAAGCCGTGATGGTCTCATCACTAAGAAGGTCTGACGCCTGCTGCGCCAGCTCGATGGCCACGCTGATCATGGTCATCGCGATGAGCTCGCGGATATCACTGGTGGTCACGTTCGCCGGCATCTCGACTGATGCGGTTACATCGCCAGTGACCAGACCCGCCGGCAGCGCGGCCACTTCATCGGCCTGTGTTTTTACCGCCGCCCAGTCCGCGATGACCACGGCCGGCGCTGACGCATAGACGGCAGAGTCGCTGCTGATGGAGCTCATCGCTGCTGAGCTCTGCAGGCTAAGGGCCGACTGAATATCGTTCATGAAGGCCGACGGGAAGTTAACAAAATCGGTGGTGCTGCTGATAAACCCGGTGATATCGCCGCGCAGAACCGCAACCATATTCAGCGCCGTCACCCCCAGCGCTTTGGCCCGGGCCAGATACTGCCGCGCCGTTCGTAGCGGCTTCATGGCGTTATCCAGCAGCGTCGCGGCGTTATCGAGAATTCCCTGAGCCTGGTTAAAGATGGCGTCAGCCTGGCTGAGTGGCCACTCGCGTACAAAGAATTCGACATCCAGACCGTCCTGCAGGAACTGCAGATCAACTGTGCAGTAGTCGGGGTTATCGGCCTCGTGATTCACCTGGTAAACGTAGCACAGCATGTCCGGCATGACCCCGAACACCGGGTGTATCAGCTCGCCCGGACCACGTGTATAAATGGCCGCCATAAACGCCTGCAGTCGGCTTTCGTAGTCGTCACCGAAGAAAACCGCCTGACACTGCAGGCTGCGAGGTTTAGCGCCGAGATCATCAATATTGGCTCCGTCTCGGTACGGGTATTCATGTTGGGCGATATCGCGCTGCATGCTGTCGCGGGTGTTGATGATATCGAACGCGACGCCCCGGAAGCTGGCGTCCTGCAGGTCTGTTTCCCATGCCATCAGTGCGGTCCTCCCTGTGGGCCACGGGTGGCGGACTGGTTGTTAGCCTCGTTAACCACCTCAGCCAGTACCCGGCCATCTACCTGCAGTTGCGTGGTGATATTAATGGGGACCTGTTGCGCCGGCTGCTGCGCGAACGGAGGTACCGGGTAACCGTTGGCGCTCTGAGGGACGCGGATATTCTGAGGGGATGACCACCATGAAGAAATATCGAAGTCGAACAGTGGCTTCTGCTTTTTCTTTTCCTCTTCCATTTTTTGCATCATCAGCTCACCTGGGGACATCCCTTTTTCTTCGGCTTCCTGATTCAGACCATCCATTTTTTCATCAAGTGAATCCTTTATGGCCACAGCTGCCGTAAAGTAAGCAGCAAACTTACCAACAAAGCCTGGAATATCCTTGAGTGCATCCATTACCCCGTTCTTTTCGTCGCCACCTATCTCTTTCCAGTTTGTCACATAGACCGGAACCACACCGGCCCCAGACGCTCCGCCACCGGTAAGGAGGTCTGCAGGACTGAAAGAGCCACCGCCGCTGCCACCTTTTCTACCCATACCGGGGATACCTCCACCGGTAAGGAAGCGGATGCCCGCTATGGCTGCCGCAGCAGCAGCCAGCGCTTTAATGCCTGTTGTTGCCCCTGCAACGGCAGTGGTCAACCCGGGGTATTCAGCTGCATAGTCGGTGAGGTTTTTTGACAACGTGCCTAGCACTTCAGACAGAGGCTTGATGGCATCCATCTGTGCAAAGTCGGATTGGTTACCTAACTGACTAGTTTTATAAAGGTTAGTCCCTTCGATTAATGCAAAGTTTTGCTCCCCGGCTTGTCGATCTGTTGGGAGGTCTCGCTCAGCATTAACCCCCTTAATAACATCTTTGGCGTATTTACGATTAGAACGGTAAGAGATGAGAGCCATCAGCGCCTGACGGTCCGCAAGAATTTGTCCAACGGCAGAGCCTTCCAGAAGCTTCGCCTGGGACTCCATAATCTCCCGCCTTTCTGAATCATTCGACGTACTATTGAGTTGCTTCTCTAGCTTCTGAAATTCGGGATTGTTACCGACAACTTTATCTACGACACCACTGAAAGCATCCAGTGCATTGATACCTTTACCACGCGCCTTGATGAGTGTTCCCGGGAGGTCAATACCTTTACCGTTGTATTTGACTCTGGCGGCGGCATTAGCAGCATCCTGGCTGTTAATTTTGGTCAGAAGGTTAACAGCATTGTTACCAGCCTCATCAGTGGAGCCTGCAGTAATTGCAGAGGTCTGGTTAAAACCGAGCAGAACAGCCAGATCTCCAAGCCCCCGCATGCCCAGCGCGTTGGCTGCTGCAAGTTGCTGCGGAAGCCATTTAGCCTGGTCTTTCAGCTCAAAGGAACCTAACTGACCGGATTTAATCGCCATATTCAATGCCGTGGGGAGCTGTTCGTCAGTAATACCAAAGGACTGCTTAAGACGAATGGCAATCTGTGCAAGGTCTTTAGCATCAGCTCCTGATGCAGATGAATATTTTTGCAGTGTCGGGAGCAACTTCTCTGCCGAATCATAATCCACAGCACCAGAGGCAAGTAAGGTATCCAGTGTTTCAGCAGCAGACTCTTTACTGCCGCCGCCGACAGCAACGGAACGACGAACAAGCTGGTCCATCGACTGCATACCTGCACGACGGCCGAAGGTATCTCGATCAGAAAATGCCGTATTGGCCATCATGGCCAGACGCTGTTCATAACTCATCTGATTACGAACAGGCTCACGCAGTACTGCGGCCGCTGCCGTCACGCCGCCCGCAATCGCAGTTGCGTTACCGCCCCAGTTACGCATGCGTTCCATACGCGACATAGACTGGCCCGCGCCATTTAGCTCAGTGCGTAACTGTGCAACCTGGCTGGTCATGGACCTGAATGCTCGAGTCTGTTCATTGGCACTCATGGTGCCGGAGCGCAGCAACCGGTTATAAGCGGCCTGCGTCTGCATGATTTCGCGCTGAATATCTTTTTCAGAACGAATCCCCAGTGTGGAACGGGCACTGGCCGCCCGCTGATATTCCTGCTGGAGGGTGCGTGATGCGCGGATGCCTTCACGGGAGGATTGCTCCCGGGCACGGGAGGCATCATCTTCGGTTTTTTTGTTGGCGTTAGTCTGACGTTGTATATCTGTCAGCGCCTGCCGTAAGGCTTTAGAACCCTGATCCCGCGCAAGCAGGGTCATGGCAAGCTTTAAGTCACGCATTTACCGTTTCCCCTTTTTCCTGGAGGCCCTGCGGGATTTGATATGAGGCGCACGGCCTGCAGGTTTTTTCCCCTGCAGCCGTGCCAGATCGTCAAGCCAGGACTGTAACTCGCCTGGCGTCATTCCCCTGACGCTGTCTTCTCTGATCCCGTACTGTCCGAGGGCGAGGATGGCTCGTCGGAGTCCGCTGAGTCCGGCAGCGTGCGCATCCGCTTTTTTTTGAGCCCGGCAAGCTCTGCATCAAGCAGATCCATATCATCGTCAGTCAGCCCATCCAGCAGCAGTTCAGCGGTGATTTCATCGGCACTGAGGCTCCCGAGAGACTGAATCACTTCCGCCAGGACAGCAACGCGATAGTACATATGTGCCGCCGCACTGGTCGTCTCGCCAAGTGCTTCCATTGTCGCCTGTAGTGCATTCACGGTATGACGAATCACCGGCAGTATCACGGTGTAGTCATAATGGATAACACTGCCATCCCCTGAAGGAATGCCGAATAACAATTCTCCTGATGCTTTCATTAGCCTTGTACCTTACGCAGTGACTGAATGGTGAGATCGCGGCGGGCTTCGTTGTCCACGCCATACTGTTCGCCGGTCTGAGTGGTAAAGCAGTCCAGGTAGGAGTACAGCGGGTTGCCGTCCATATCCATCAGAGTCAGCTTCGCACCGACCATTTCATCCCAGTCAGGCTGCGCGACGTTTTTCGGGAGTACGACGGTGATCTGCAATGAATGTTCAGCAATACCTTTCGAATAACCTTTGGCGCGTCCGGTACGGTTCATGGTCTTAACCAGCTTGCGGCCGGTGTTCGTCTGGGGACGAATATCGGTAACCTCAATCTCCTGGCCGTCGACGTACAACACGATCGCGCCCACATATTCTTCAAGTGCCATTTAAATACTCCTTATAAATACAGGTCGATGACACCGGCAAACACATGCAGGCCGTTTACCACGTCCGCCGGGATACGGGCGTTAAGGCGGTTGCTGTCCTGACTGTCGCGCTCGACAATCAGCTTGTCCTTGTTCGCCTCAACGTTTTCAATAATCTCCAGTTCTTCCAGCTTCAGCAGCACGTCGTAGAGCTCGCTTTTTACCAGCGGAGGCGTGCGGGTGGAGAGCTTGCTACGCGGGAATCGCAGCGCAATACGCTCGCGGCATGCCTTACGCACGTAATCCAGGGTTCGGATGGTGGTCAGGTCCAGCAGGGACACATCATCGACGCCGCTGGCGTTACGGGTGTAGGTCGTGATGGCCCGGACGATCTGCATGGTCTCACCGGCCCCCACCTCAAACGGTGTCAGGCCGTTATGCAGCGCGTTTTCCTGCTCGGTTCGTCCCGGGCGGCTGGCGAGGTCCGTCACATCCAACGCCAGCGTCAGGGTGTTCAGCGGTCGGGCCGGGTCTTCTTCACTGGCAATACGTGCGCCATATGCCGCCGCAATCTCTGCCGGCAGCATGACGGAACCGTTATGCCAGCCCACAGTAATACGTCCGCTGTTGATTTGTGATGCCAGCGTGGTACCGGCGGCGAGCGTACCCGGCCAGCCGGCGACGCCCACCGCGCCGCGCTGCTCCATCGGACCGGAAACAAAATCCAGGTGGGTTCGCAGTGTCGTCAGCGTTGCCTGGGTGCAGAACGGGCTGATGATGATGTTGTGACCTGCAGCTACGACGCTTGCCAGCGCCGGTGCGATATCCGGGTCAGTGGCCCCGCTGGCCATCGCAACGATGGCAGTCGTCGTACCTGACGCGGTAGTCTGTGCACGCAGGCGAATATCGTTGCCGGCGGTACCTTTGTTCTTCGCGGTCAGCGTAAGGACCCCTGCAGCTACTGCGGTGGTAACGGGCAGTTCCGGCTGATTGTCGATCGCAGTCTTCATCGCTGCAGCGATGGCCGTTGCGGTGTCTGCCGCACTGACGGCCACATCCACGCGGTTTTTACCAACCCACAGGCTGACAACGCCCTGCGAGCTGGCAGGCCCTGTGATGGTCAACGTACCGGCGGCGGCAACGCCGGCGCTCGCATCGCTGACACCGATAACGGTCAGGTCAAGATAGGCATAGGTGCTAATGGCCGTCACGACCATAAGGTGCGCAACGGACCCGTAACCAAAGTAAACCGCAGCCTCATCGCCGCTGAAGACACTGGTGGCCACAAGCGGATCAAGGCTACCGCTGGCGAGCATAGGGGCGACAATCAGCACCTTCTGCGCGTTCGCCGGCAACGTGCGTACCGCCAGTCGCGTGTTGAACTCGAAATACTGCCCCGGCTTGCGGATGCTAGACGGGATATTGTCGAAAGAGATATTCGGGCTGGACATTATTTAGTTCCTTTGCCGGTCGTTGCTGCAGCGGCCGTCACATCAACGGTCGCATCCGTCACTTTCACCAGGTCGCCATCATTCAGGCGGCGCTGATAGTAGGTGCTTTCAGGAACCTCGACGGGCTCCTGCTCGATGTACCGGCGGGCGTTATCCTCGCGCGGTACCCGGATCCCTTCACGGGCTTTAACTTTCATGATGAATAATGTCCTCAGCAACGAACGGCTCCTGGCCGTTCAGGAAATACTGCAAATCGGTTGTCAGCCAGGCCGGATCATCTTCACTGCTGGCACCACCATACTCGCCAAAAATCTGGTCAGGATGACCGGGCGGCAGGTCGGCCGGCACCAGAGGAAACCGCCCGTTCTCCAGTGATTCCGAATCAAACCGGGTATCGAACTCACAGGCAAACACAGACATGGCCGCTTTCTGCACCTGCGTGTTAAACAGGGTGCGCACCTTACCAGGCATCAGATGGTCAATGGGTAACCCTAAGTCCTGGCGGGCCAGTAGCCGGCGGATGGCATAAACCAGTTGATAAGTGCCGACCTCGCCGAATGCCGGCCCACCGTGGCGGGTAGCCTCGTCATTGCGTACGTTTCGCGCCCCGGCAATGACGACGAACCGCCCGGTGTCACGCCATTTATTACGGGCGGTACTCAGCAGCTCTGAGCCCTGAATACCGCCAAAGGTGACCCAGACACCTGGCAACTGGCGAATGACCTCAGCAGGTTCGCCATCGAGTTCGCCACTGTAGGAATGCACCTCGCGGACCAGTTTGCCGAGCCCCCGGGTGAGCCTGTCGATAATGGCGGATTCGATTTGCGTGATAATCAAAATGCACCTCCGCCCGTTTCATCGCGCCCGAAAACCCGGCCATTAGAGGAAAAGCGGGACAGACTCCCGCCCTGAGCCACTGAGCCGTCTGGCAGACGGCCAAGTGTGATATTCCCCTTAGCAACCTGCTCCAGATAACGAATCGCATCTTCATAACGCTCCCTGATCTCTTCGGTGTTCTGCGTCTCCGCCCCGGTCAGTTTGTACCGGGCGATGTCACAGCATTTATCCACGAGGATCCCGGGCGTATCTGGCCACGGCACCGGATAACGGCCGGACAGGTAGCTGTCGATGGTGGCGGAGGCCCGCTGCAGGCCGCCGTTCAGCACTTCATCATCAATCTGACCGGTGAAATCCCTGTCGGAGAGGGAGATGCACTCCCCCTCGCCGAACTGCAGGACCATATCGGCCCGGGTGGCGTACATAGCAGCCCCTTACTTTTTCGCTTTGGCAGAGGAGTCAACAGCTGCAGTATCGTCAGCGGCGGTCTCCTTGGCCGTGGGTGACAAGCTCGCTTTGGCTGACGACTCAGCCGCTGCAGTATCGTCAACGGCGTTATCCTTCTCCCCCGGTGACAGGCTTACTGTCTTAAGTGCCAGCGCAGCCTGCAGACGATCGCGGTCAGTGGTCACGTCCTCCAGCTGAGATTCCAGCTCCTGAACACGACCTAGTGCGGCCTTCAACTTGTCGACATCGCCACTGACCGGGCCGAGGTGGACAACCAGCGACGGCTCAGCACGCAGGATGGCGATCTGCTCGTCCGTAAAACTGCCATCCGGCCAGACCACAGGCACGTCACGGTGTGCTACACCACAGCGACGGAACCCGTCGCGCTTTGCAGTAATCGTAATTAAAGGCATTTATGCATCCACCCCTGTTGAACCAAAACCCATCTGCCAGAAGCCATAGCCGCCGTTGGAGCGGGCCTCGGCACCAAATTTGTACTTCTTCATCAGGAAGACGTCATCGCTGTCCAGGTTGGTCTGCTCGACAAACACAGGCTTCTTACGCTCCTGATAGACCAGCGGCTTGACCGGCTTGGTCACGTCAAACAGGTACCACTCGGTGTCGGTTGCCAGCCCCGGCCACACCAGCACTTTCGCTGTCCCCTTGTAGATGTTCGGCGTGTTGTCCGGGAAGCGATCGGCCGTCATCAGATAATTGGCAATATCCTCCAGTGCCGGCGGGACAACCAGCAGCCCTGGCTGGATACGCAGGCTTTCACCTTCGTCGTCCTTGAAGTTACGCATCGCCGCACGGGCGGCACCGAAGGACGCCTGAGCGGCGGCGAACGTTGCGGCCGACAGCGCTTTGGTCCCTTTATTGGAGGCGGACCCTTTACCGACCGGGTGATCCGTATCGAAGAAGTACTGACCGTCATAACAGAGGTTGGTGAACCCGCCGCTCAGCAGTCGCCCGATGATATCGGCCGGCAGCTCTGCGGCAGACTGGCCCGCGCCTTGAGCCTGCTGCGCATAGCCCAGCATGGTGTCATCTTCGACATCGTTGCGATCGACCTCGATAGTTGCTTCCCAGTCCTTGTTACGGATGGTGTAGTTAAACGCCTCAAGGGCTTTCACTACTTTTTCACCCAACCACTCACGCATTTTCGGGAAGCGCGACAGCCAAGCGTAGTTCTCTTCTTTAGTGCCAGACGGCACGACCATCGCAATCTGCTGCCAGTCGTTGGGGGTCTGATCAAACGCATTCTGGAAGGTCTTCTTAAGACCGGTAAAAATGGTTTTCAGGTTCTGCTTGTTAACAATCACGGCTGATCTCCTTAAATTTCAACCCAGACGCCGTCGGACTCGACGGCAATAACGGTACCGGCCACCGGTCGCACGTTGGTATTGCTGGTTTTTGCCACGGTAATGCTGTCGGCGACATAGCAGGATTTACCGACATCTGCCTGGGTGACGGCATCCCCGGACAGGTTGGCCAGTTTCCAGGCTTTACCGCGACGGACCATCACCGACGTCGCTCCGGCCGCACCGGCGGTGTTATCGGCGTACTCATCGGAGACGCCGAAGATGGTCAGGGTCGCGCTGGCCGAGGCGGGAACGGCCAGACCACTGGCGTTAAGCCCGACCATATGACCGCCATAAATCATCGTGGCCGCAGCCACCGACGCGGCGACCAGTTCGCCATTGCGCCAGGGAGTGTTACGATCAGACATTGCTGTTTCCCTCTTTAAAATCGTTCGGATCAAGACCCATCATGCTGAGCACCGCCGGATTCAGCTCATCTTCCGGGGCATCGACGGTTCTGGACGGCAGGCCAGCCGGCGGACGGCCACCGGTCTGGGTGGTAGTGAGCGCCGCGATACGGGTCTGTTTACTCAGATGGTCGCGGAGTTTGTCGGGGCTGGATTTGGCCAGCGCCTCCGCCCATCCCTTCTGCGCCGGCAGCAGACGACCATCCGACAGCGCTGTCTGAATCAGCTCAGAGGACTGCTGCAGGGTGAGCTGTGCAATCTGCTCATCGCCGGACGCGCGGGCCTGCTCGATCGCCTGATTCATGACATCCACGGAAACCCAAAGAGCCGGGTCCGGGGTTTCAATCTGTGACGTCAGCGCTGCAATGCTGGCTTCAAGCCCGTTAATCCAGGCCAGGCCTGCAGCGGCTTCGCTGTCAGCTGCCTTGATTTTGTTGATGAGTTTCTGCAACTCGGTGAGCACATCCTCTTTCGTGGCCGAAAGGGGCAGGCCCAGGAACCAGCGGAGCTGCTCCAGTAATTCATCCATCGTTGTGTCCTCAGTAGAAGCGGCGGCCAGGAGTGAGGCAGCAGCAAGCATTGCCTCATCCATACCGTCCAGGGCGGGCGTATTGGTCAGGGCCGCGTTGATTAACGTGGTGACCAGACCACTGGTGTCGTACAAAAATACGGGGGAGATAAACCGGTATTCGCCGGCATCGATAGCGGCAGCGGCGGCGTCAGTCCATTCAACATCCACTGCAAACAGGCCAACCCCTTCACGCCATTCCAGCTTTTTGAACCAGCCGGAAGCCGGAGCCGGCAGACCGTTCTTCGCCGATCGCAGGGTCTGGTGTTCGTAGTCGATGACATAAGGGGTCTGGCGGGCGTCAGCCGCTGCGATGAGAGCGGCCGCGATAGTGCCGTCAATAAACCAGCCGTCAGGGCATTCAGCCGGGCGACCGTCGCCGGCACGGAAGGTGCCGGCCGGTAACAGCTGGATCACGCCGCGAGTGGCGGCGTTGATAACCTGTGAGAGTGACGCGATACGAGTTTTCATGACGCCGACATTACAGGGATATTTTCGGCGCAACAGACTGAAGGATGTCAGTGGGTATATAAAGGAGGGGATGGCGGGAACATCATGTCACTCTGTCCCGGTGCAGGGCAATAGCGCTAAACGTTTTTAAACCGCTTTTAAAAACGCCTGAACACCCCGTTAAGGTAGTTCCGTCACCATGGATGTGAGAGAACGCCCTGTGATGCGTTACAGCGCGTTTTCGGGTTTGGCGGATTATTGGTAGATCTGGCTGAAATAATCCGTCGCTTTTTCTTCCATATCGCTGATGTCGGATTCGGTCAGGCGCAGGAACGGACGTGCGGGCATATTGATCTCATAAGCCGGAATAGTATGCCACTCGCTGTAGTTGGCTTTGCTCTTGCGGGCGAACTTGTTATTCAGAGTGCCATCCTTATTCTGGCGATAGTATGCCTGCTGGCTGCGAGCGGGGATGTTAATCTTCCCGCCGGACTGGTGAATGCCGGCGTAGACGACATTGGTCCCGACCGTCGCCATATCATTATCGCTGTAAGCCGTGATGCTCGACGCCAGCCGACCGGAACGCTGGAGTATTTTACCGCCCCGACGCTGCGCCCAGTAGGCATTGCTTTTCCAGTGCTGCCATTTGGGCCGGCCCTGTTGCTCGAAGTTCTCCTGGACCGAGTCTTCCATCAGACCGGCCAGCATCTTCATCAACGGCGCACGTTTCTCGAATTTGTTGATCAGCTCGCCCAGCGAGCGCTCAAAGTCGGTGACGTCAAAAACGATGTTATAAGCCATCAAACGAACCCTCCAGTAACGGTAACTCCGCCAGCGACTGCAGGGAGGCCGGTGTCAGTTCTGCACCGCCGTCCGGTAACTGCAGCTCGTAACCGGCAGCGTTCTGCCCGGGAACGGCCCGCACCTGGTGGAGTGACTCGCCATTGCGGATGACATAAAGCAGATCGTCACCATCAGCCAGAACCGCTGCAGGCTGGCGCAGCTGTGCTGGCAACAGCTCCCAGAGCGGCCCGGGTGACTGTACCACCGCGCTGTCGGTCACCGTCATCACTGCGGCATCGGGCATACGGCCACGACCGGCCAGCGCATCGAGCGTGCGGGTGCTGAGTGCGCCGGCATGACGGAAAGCGCCAGCTGGCTCACGCAGCAGCGACTGGTTCACGAAGCGGCGCATGTCGGACGTGATCGCGTCAAGCAGCTGCGGTTCGGCAAGGGTATGCTGTACGGCCAGCGCGGCCATCTGTGGTGGTGCTGTCGTTGAGCGGTCCATCAGGCGTTGACCGAGACCCGCCAGCCAGCCCTGACCCGGATTGTGGCCAAAGCCGGCATCCGGGGTATAGAGCTGACCGTTGTAGCGGAATGCCTGCACCTCGCGGGTATCCTGCGGCCCCCATGCCTGCTGCACGGTTTCCAGATGCCCCTCGCTCGACCAGACGGATATGCTCTTGCTGTCGATATCGCTTTGCGAACGTGCCCGGACGCGGCAGCGGCATCCCCAGCCGTCGGGCGGATAGGCAAACTGCCAGATGGGATCATCATAGCGGGCCGTCAGTCCGTTGAGCGCCGCGTGTGCGGGCCGTGTGCGCAGGTCCATGACCGCCACGCGCGTCCAGTACGGGCGGTCGGCGGCATTCTCCATCTGCTGGGCGTAGCGGCCGGCACCATAGGACGACTGCATATTGGTTTCAAAGATGGTGCGTAGCCGGCGCGGGGTTAACTGCTTGCCCTCCAGTACGCCATCCTCATCGGCGACCAGCTTCGCCTTATCGGCCAGCCAGCCTTTCTGCGTCAGTTTCTGCGTCATCTGCCGGCGGAACTGTTCCAGCGTCAGCCCGTTATCCAGTGAATCCTGCAGGCCGGCACGCACGTCCTGCAGAATATCCTGGCGAAGGATGCCGGCGACGGTGAACGCCGTCGCGTGCGCCCGCGCCTCCACCTCATGCCAGTTAAAGCCTATGGTGTAGCCCTTGGACTGGAAATACTCGATGGCCTGAGCGGGTTTCAGGCCGATCGCATAGCTCAGGTCAACGCTGTCAGGCATCGGAATTCAGCCGCCCCCATACATCCGCGACAAACAGCGCCTGCTCCAGCAGGGTCACCAGCTCGCTGTCGTCCAGGTCCGGGTAACTGCCGGCAATAATATCCATAGCCTCATCAGGCAGTCGGCCATCCTGCAGGGCAGCGACCAGTGGCGCGATGAGGTTCTGCATGGCGGCGGCGATCTTCTCCGGCACCGGACGGCCGTTATCCAGCGCCTCCTGCGCCGGGTCTGACAGCTCTGCGGCGGTGGTCAGGGCGGCAATGCGCCGGAACCGCTGACTCAGTGCAACCGGTGCCGGTGTGCCGGTCTGGGCCGGAGCCTCCAGCACGGCCTCATCTTTCTGGGGAACCGGAATACCCAGCTTTGTATGCACCCAGGATGCCGGAATGGTTTTCACACCCGATTCCACCAGGTTTTTCACCCCGGCAGAGAAGGTTTCGATATCTTCGATATCCCGGGTATCAAATACCAGTTTAGGCAGCTTGCGGCGTGAAACCTCATACCCGTTAATCCGCAGCAACATATCAATCATGTTGCGGAAGAAACCCTCCAGTTGGCGGGCATCCGCGACCAGGATATCGTGGCGGACGTCGTTATGGACGTTACCCAGCGCATTGGTGGAGGTCTTGCCATCTGCCTGACTGGTGAGGGTTGCTCCGAGGATCACTTTTGATTCGGTGCGTTCGCACCAGTCAATCATTGCCACGAATGGATCCGGCTGACCGGAGGCGGCAGTCTTGAAATCAATAGTGGTGCCCATCGGAATAATGCCGGCAGCGTTATGGCCAAGCTGCACCAGACAGTCAAAGAGCGCGTCTTTGTCTGCATCGGTGGCCCCCGCCATATACGTCCCGACCCGCGCAGGCAGGCCGTAAATCTCCAGAAACTCTGCCATATCGCGCAGGGAGAAGTTTTTGAAGAGGTAAGGCCAGACCAGCACACGGTACAGCCCGGACTGACCCGTGAACCCGGTTTTGGCGTTATGCCTGTGTACCATCCAGCCGAACGGCACCAGCTCTTCGCCATCGATGCTGCCATTATTGAGCCGGATTTCATCGCCCCTGTCGGGCCGAGCCTGGAACCAGCGATGCGGGCGCAGATGCGCTTCAGACGGAAGCCAGACGTTCTCTTCCATGTCCCACTCCAGCTCCTGACAGCTGAAGCCATGACCGATCGCATCGGCCGCCTGCAGGATGATGTCTTCCAGGTTATCCAGCGTATCGAACCACTCCTGAACCATCGCCGCGAGGTTCTTCTCTTCCGCTGTCGCGTTGCGGCGCGGTTCGATGCTCCAGTCCAGCCCCAGCAGCGCGTTCTTGCGTTTGGCCATCTCCGAGAAAATATGGCCGTCTTTTTCCACCATATCGTCGAAAAGGTCAGCCTGCGCGGAAAGATAACCCTGCTCAGCTTCCTGCAGTATTCGGGGAAGCCGGCGAATGGTCAGCCCCCGGGAAGGATGCGCCGGGTAGGTGCTGTTCAGCTGTATCATCCGTGCGGTCTGCGGTGCTTTTGTCACCGCCTTGTCAAACGGGCGACCCCACTGGTCAACGATTTTGCTCATTACCATCCTCCGTTACTGAAGCGCGAGCGGCTGCGCGGGCGCTTCGAATCTGTGCGTCTGTTGTCATCATCGCGGTCATCATCCTGCCGGCGCGGGACCTGGCGGAAACCGTCACGCGTCCCAAAGGAGTTACACAGCGCCCAGAGCATATGCAGCCCATCCGGGCCATCATCGTGATCGGCTTTGGGGAAGTGCCGGAGCTGCTCAATCAGGGTGACCTGGCTCGGGTGTAAGCGGATTAGCCCGTTAAACATCCACGGCTGGAGGGACTCGATACGCAGGATTTTGTCGGCATGCGGTATCACCGGCATCGCCGGAACCGGAACCCCCAGCTCGGCGGACTGGCGGACCAGCTCGGTGCGCAGGAACTCCTGGAACTGGACGGCTTCCACCGACCAGCACAGACAACCGTACTGGCGCTGCATCTCGATGGTGTCACTGATAATGACGCTTGGCAGACGCTTTTTAATGCGGGCCTCGACGACGTCAAGGATGCCGGTCATCCGGTTAAAGCCCCCGACCAGAATCGCTGACGGGTCGCGCGATTTACCGTTCTTACCCAGACTGGGGTCGATACTGCCAAAGAACGACCATTCGTTAAGCCGGTTAACCCAGAAGTTGATGCAGGTGGCGAACGGCGCATCATCGCCGCTGACCGGGTCATTCTGGTACTCACTGTCAAAGGTGCCGTGGCCGTCACGGGCGCGGATCAACATCAGGGCATAGAGTGGCCGCGCGGACCAGGAAACCACCGCGCCGGCTTCCATCGCGTCCTTGTGCTCATCGTAGAACGCCCGGGCCAGCAGCTCGCCGTCGTCGTCATTGTTACGCAGGACCTCTTCCCACTTATCCCACAGCGTCATGTCTGACGGCCAGGTGATAAGGGCTTTAAATCGCTTCTTGCGCCACAGGGGATTCTTCAGGGTGCGTGACAGCACCGAGTCGTAATGCAGAATGGTCCCGATGTAGATCACATCGAACTTAGCTCCCGCGCCGCCCAGCGGCAGGACGGTCTTTTTCAGCCAGTTATCCAGCTTGTCGCGCTGGTCCGGGTTGCGGACCAGCTCATCGTTCTCAATGTCATCGAGTACAGCCAGATCGGGGCGATACGGACCATGACGCAGGCCGCGCAGCTTTTTACCGCTGCCGGCAACCTGCACCTTGATATCGGTGGCGGTCAGGATGGTACCCATCTGCCAGACGCGGCCCGCACCGCAGGATTCGGGAAAATCCATCTTCAGACGCGGATTCCAGCAGAGCTCGGCCTTGATGGCTTCCAGCATCGGGTAGGCCTGGTCGATACTGTCCATGATGATGACCGGGTATTTTTTCAGCTCCAGAATGATATTCCACAGCGTAAACAGCTGGGTGACGATCGTGGACTTTGCCTCACCGCGAGGAGCCGCGATAGCGTCCTGCTGGCTCACCGTAGCGGTGACAATCTCCGGCAGGCGGCGGAACAGGTATTTATGCAGCTCCGACTCATCCTTGTGACGGACATAGTGTGGGAAGTAGTTCTGCACAAAATAGCGGAAGCCGCTGACCGGATCCCGTACCGCCTCACGACGCTGGTTTACTGCCGTCTCGGAAGGGTCAAAGCCAACCTGTTCCGCCTCAATAGAGCGGCGCAGCGACGCGGCCAGCTCGTTGAGTTGAGCCTCAAACTCCTTTTTGTTCAGGCTGACATTCTTTTTACGCGTCACAGGGTTACTCCGGTACCGCCGGCGCGGCTAATTTGCGCTCCAGCTTAGCAATCAGCTCCACTTTACCCGCTGCCTGCAGGGCATAGACGGCACACATCACGAACCAGCCAGACCAGATGGCAAACACGATGAACGCCACATCGGTCAGGACGTCATAGCAACGCCGGGACAATGAACGGTGTTCATATTCGCGCGCAAATACTACCTGGCCGTTCGGGCTCATCAGCCCCAAAAGGTTAACAACCCCGACGAACCATCCGGCAAAATAGCCGATATTCAGTAACCGTTCGTCGGCCCACAAAACGCCCAGGGCCAGCGACACCGCGACGATCGCATCGATAAGCAGGCTCAGTAAAAATTTCATCGGTCAGTCCTCAATGCGGGGTAAAGGGAGTGTCTGTCCCGCCAGTTCGTGCGTGCAGTCAGCCAGATACTGAATAAGGCCATCGCGCACAAAGCTGTGGCAGACACGATGCTGGTCCTTAGTCCGGTCATCAAAATGCGCCGGGTTATCGCTCGGCTCTTCCCAGGTCACCAGGATGCTGGGGTTGAAAGTCGGGCGAACATAATCATGGTTCCAGTCCCAGCGCGGGCCGTCGCCCTGGCCAATGGTCACCTGATGGGAGAAACCGCAGCCCGGGCAGATGAAAGACAGGCGATCGTGAGACACATTTTTCACAACGGCGGAAATAAACATGATTTATTCCCCCTTTAACGCATCGTTAACAGCCGTTTCAAAGCGGTCTTTCGCGCTCCAGCGTTCGTTACGCATAGAGTATTCCAGCTCTTCGACGCGACCATCGAGCAGGTGAACCTCGATACGATCCTGAAACTCCGGCGCGATGACATAAGCCACCTGGCTGGCCATCACGCTGACGCGGGAATTCACCCTGATTATTTTGTCAGCCATAGTGTTTTTGCACCTCATTACCAAAGGGTTCCAGCACCTGGACAAAAGCTTCCATATGCTTCGGATAGTGTTCACTGATGAAGGTGGACAACAGAGTGATGACCTCCATCGCCGTGGCCAGCTGCGACGTCTCCGGCAGAACGCGCTTGCTCGCGACCGTCGCTTTGTTGAAGGCATCACTGAGGCTGGCCAGCAGCTCAACGCGATCCTTCGGCTTTAAATCTGCATCAACGTTGAGCTGTTCAATGGTGGTCTGATACTGGACCAGCAACCCCATCAGGATGGCCCGGCCGACATCTTCCATGCCATTACCCGCCAGCACGTTCGCGGCGCGGAGCTTGTCCCAGTCGTCGCCGTTGTCCTGCGCTTCCTTCTTCCAGCGTGCCGCTGTCGCAAAACTGACGCCGCATTGCGAAGAAACGATCTGCAGTGACAGCTGGCTCTGAATATAAAGCCGCCGTACTTTTTCCCTTGTCTCGGGCGGATGCGCCATATCAGAACCCCATCTTGGCCTTGATTAAGGAAATGGTCGTCACGACCAGCCCGCCCGATAGCGCCCCGGTCAGCCCGCCGGAGATAGCGCCCTGACGGATAACCCGGCTTTCCATCGCATCAATACGCCTGTCGATCCGCATCACCGCCCCGGAGATTTTCTCCAGCTCCGGCATGATGTCAGGGGAGTACGGCCGGCGCTGTTCCGTCAGCAACTGCTGCAAGAGCAATAACGGGTCATCGCTGGCCAGCCTGACCGACGGCGTCACGTTTGCTGTAGTGATACGACGCTGCCGCCGCTTTTGTCTGGCCTTCATGTCCTGTCTGCCTTCTTGTCCAGTTTGTCGAGGATGCGGTTAAGTGAGTTCTTGATGTCCCGGATGTTGTCCGATACCAGGCTGTAATCACGCGAGGCATCGTCCCGGCGCTGGTATTCGGTTCTGATACGGTCAACCGATTCTTCCAGATCGCGGATATCGAGCTGCAGGCGGCGGATCCAGATACCGCCGAACAACGTGACAAGACCGAGAAGTAACTGGTAAAGCTGGTCTGGGTTCATTGTGGCTCCTTACCGTAGAGCTGGCGGATGGTGTTCAGTTTGTTGCGGATGAGCTGGCACCATTCGCCGTAGTCGTTGCTGTGGCCGAGGATTCCCCGGGGAGAGAGTCCGCCGCCGGCGCTGCCGGCATCGCCGGAATATCCAGCATTTCCGCTGTTGGCTGCTGACAGGTATTGACTACAACCGGGTCCGGCTGGATAGCCGAGGTTCTGCTGGTACAGGCACAAAGCGCCAGGACCGATACCAGTCCAGCCAGCACCATCTTTGCGTGCGAGTTCATCAATTTTTTCCTTCAGTTTTTGCTGTGCGATCGTCAGAGCTTTGCCTTTGGCCAGCAGCTCCCCGGACAATTTGTCCGCCTGCTGGCGGTAGTGTTCAGCAAGATTTACCTGAGCCTGCAGCTGTGACTGGTTCTGTCTGGCCTTGTCGGCATCCGTTTTTTCGCGCTCAATCTTGTAATCGTCGAACGCCTTCTGGACGGTAGCCGTCGCGTTGTTCGCCGTCTGTACATCTCCACGCATCTGGCTGGCGCAGACCTGAATACCAATCCAGATCCCCGCAAACAGAATCAGCGCAATAGCAACCAGCCAGGGGAGCAGCGGTTTAACCAGCGTCCAGAGTTTACTGACCATCGGGGGTACCTCCGTTCGTCGGGGCTGCGGGCTGATCGCGCTTCATTGCCACCAGTTTGGACCCGATGTTATGACCCGCCCAGGCAACGATGTAGGCGGTAAACATCCACTCCTGCAGCTGCAGGCTGTAGCCGTACCAGATGACGATCGCGGACGTGACCAGAAAGGTAAAAAACGTAATGGTGTCGGAGGTGCTGAGCCGGCCCGACGGGTTAGATATCAGTTCTTTGAGGGACATAACGCCCTCCGGGCTTTCTCGAAGAGCATGGCGCGGTCGTTAAGGCCAACCAGCGCGGGGTTAATTTTGCGGGTAACTTCGACCACGTTGGCCGCATCCGCCGGCGCATTACAGCCGTGCTGATACCAGTACCAGGCGGCAGAACGGGCGGCATTCACCGGTTCAAGTAACAGGTCGGGATTGTTCAACAGGTCCAGCCCCAGCGCCTGCCCGCAGGCCCGATAGTTGTTTTTGAGGGTAACCTGAATTAAGCCACGACCACGATAACGCCAGCCGTCGCCGGAGGATTCCGGGCCGTTCCCGCCCTGGCTGGCATAGACAAAGTTAGCTGTGGCCTGCGGTTTACCGACAAAGCCCCGGGCAAACTCCAGCTCAGCCGGATCAATCTTGCGGTTTTTGTTGCGGTCGAAGTCAGAGCGGAAAATCATCGCCAGACGCGCAGCATCACGGTAGTTCAGGTTTTCGCTGATGACGGCAAAGCGGGTGCTTTCATGGCCGAGCTGCGCGATAAAGCCAGCCTGACGCAATGGGGTATTGATAAAGAATTCGGCCATGGCCGCATTCAGCGGATCAAGCCATTGCTGCGCCCGCTGTTGCGTAATGCCGGCGGCACGCTGGAAGTCGTTGAGATTCATGAACTGACACCACAGGGAGTTAAGGTGATGTCAGTGTTGCAGGATGGAGATCAGGAAATCAGATTGACGGGTGTCAGTGGGTTATTGTGTAACGTCAATGATACCGAGCTCTTCTACCATTTTAGGCGGAGGCGTTTTTATCTGTTTTGAACACTCTTTAACCATCTTATTATATTGATTAAACACTACATCCAACTGTTTTTCATCCTGAGTCTTAACGCTATTAAGCTTTTCAATCCAGTAGTTGTATGCGACTCCGGTCAGAGCTCTGCAAGATGAGAACGGGGTAGCTCCCGGCGCCTTACCGTAAAGTTCATCGCTTCTCTCCTGTATCTGTAAAAGATGCCGACTGACAGCAACTACCTCTGGTGACGGACCTCCCATATGCTTATACAAGCCAAACACAGGATCGATAATTTTCATAACTTCATTTAATTCAGACATTAAAACGCGAGTCTGAGGTTTTTGCTGCTCATATAAATCAATCATTTTAGTATTCTGGACCATATCTGCCCTGGCACAGAATCCCAGCATTAGTAAAAAAATTGCTGTGTATTTCATAAAAAATCCTTTTAAAACAATGAACCTTGATTATGCTCAGCCGCATTCTTCCGCCGGGCCAGCAGACGCCAGCCACCACGATCGCAGAACCCGTACTTCGGACACAGTATCGTCATCGCCATCAAAGAAGAAGTGCCATTTCTGCTCATTTCGTCGAACTCCGCCAGGAACCGGAGGTTACGCAGCTTGCGTAACGCCAGTTCACAACGCGGCAGATAAATCGGGAAACCACCAAAGTTTTTAAACAATATCTGGGCGTTATGGTCACCGATTGTATCGCGGAGGAGTGCGGCACGTTGAGCACCGAGAGCGCGGAGACCTTTACCAATCGGGAAGGTGGTGCCACCGAATGCGGACAGCAGGCGCTCGGTGGCCGGGAAGCCGATGAGGTCAGCTATCTGAATGACTACCGGGGGCAGTAGCTCTGTTACCTGTTGCAGATTCATCGGTTGTCTCCCGTTTTTTACGCCGTTTTGCGTCTATGGCCAGCGCCTGCATCAGCTTGGTTAACTGTTCATCCGTTAACCATTCCACGCGCTTTACCTGGAACATATGATCGCACATTTTCTCGGCATAATTCCACGGGCGTTTTGCATCTGCAAGCAAAGCTTCAATTTTGCTGAGCATCGTTTTGCGTGAACGGGCCACATTTGGCCGCTTGCCGTGACGGGCTGACTGGCGGGGAAAACCCTGCTCATGCATGTATTCACGCACGGCCTGCAGCTCGTCGAGGGAACATTTTGTGGATGAGGTTTTGCCGTTACATATACGGGCCAGCACGGCGCGATATGTCGCGTCATCCCAGCCCAGATGAGACTGACCGGCTTTGATGGCCCCGATAAGGCCGCGTTTTGCTGGAGTGGACATATTACCTCCTGTTGGTTGCCATTACGGCAGGCACTCCGCGAAGTGCCTGCAAGAATGACTCACTGAATGGGTTCGAGTTTATTAACCGACACGCCCCCAATTTTCCCTTCCACCCGGACGACCAGCCGGCCGCTACGTACATGCCAGGCTTCTGAGGTGGTGACGACTTCTTCCACTTCAGGCATCCCGGGAACGATGTAATACCGGAACCGGGAGCCCACCGGATAACGCCGGTTAAAGTTACCGGCAGTCATATTACGCAGGAGGTTCTTCATTGTTCCCCCGAAGGCAATCAGCAATGCTGATGAGACCGTTGTTTTGCAGATAGCCCATCGCCGCTTTGGGTAATTTGTTATCAGGGCATGCCGAACGAAGTGACAGGGAAAGGCGCTTGACCCACATTACCAGCGAGCTGGTCTGAAGGTCAGCAGGCTGCGGCGATGCCTCAAGCCATAAGTGAGATGAGATTTGGCCATCCTCCAGGTGAACATACTCCTTATGCCGGATACTGATGATCCGCTTATGCGGCTCGATATCACTATCAACATGTTTGATGCAGGTCTGGAGTCCGTCAGGAGGGGTAAAGCCTATTACCTGATCTCCTTCTGTCACCAGGCGTAGTAGCATAGCCAGGTTGTCAATGATTTCAGATTCAACGTTCGACCACTGTTCGCGCCCTTCGGTGTAATGAATTACGGCCTTTATTACTTCACCGCTTTCCTCCGCCACCTTGTTCAGTACGTAGTTTGGCTGCGGAAACCTGCGCATTGCTTTATCAGCTCTGAATCTTGCAGCAGATACCAGCGATGAAAAATAATCTGGCACGGCCATTTCGCTATCGATAGTGGTCAGGGCCATCCGGGCAAGTTCAATGCCTTCCTCCTGGCTCTGACGAATCGAGCCGTAGGCAATAGCCTCAAGACGTTTTCTGTTTATTGTTAAATTTCTGGTCATTATTTTTATTCCTCTCTGAATTCACGAATAACGTCGCCTTTATTTGGCTGAACAGAGCGCCAGATATGCATTCCGCATTTACGGCAGATAAAATGTGAGCCGTTACAACGTATAAGATGAGTTTCAAAACGATGCCCGAGAAACAGGCATCTGACTGTGGTGAGTACGCTGATGTTCATGAATTTCCCCTTACAGCCAGAAAGATATTCATCGCTTTACCAGTTAGTTTGGCGGTGCGGTAACGCTCAATACCCCAGACAATGGCGTAGCAGACCCAGAGGTAGTGGTAGCTGTACGCCTGGAGACCTTCGATACCATCCCATATGTCGAATGCACTGACATTGCCTGGAAAATAGGCGCTATCGAGGGCATGATACGCATCGCTCTCTGTGGTGAAGTTGTTGTCCTTCAGCTCGCATATAGCGCTTCTAACTTCTTCAGCATCATCATCGTCGTCACATTCTTCGAGATAGTCATCGAGCCACTGCTGTAACCCGCGATCAAAGGCCTGTGCATCGAACTCGAAACAAGGCGATTCACGCCGACCACGACCTGCACCCGCTTCAAATTTCTCGGACCAATAGCCAGGGTTAATAAGAAAACTTTCTTGCCGCCCGAAATGGCTGGCCGTGAAAAAATCGAACATGTCTGCGATGCGGCTAAAGGTCCACGTTCCCATATCGCCGGTGACGCTCAGATAGCCTGGCCATGTAACCAGATCAAACCGATAACTGTTACTGCCATTACGTGAAAACTCCAGATGACGATAAATACCATCATCGCGGTGAACCTTCATTGTGTGATTGGCAGTATTTATCAGGAATCTATTTAAAACATCTTTGTCATGACTCATTTGGTAATTTTCCTAAAAAATAAAGTTAAAAAGGACGATAGCTAATGCTGAAATAAACGTGATGAAGATGACTGACCAGAAACTACGACGTTCTGCCGGATCCCTGAATCTCGATGCGTCAGTCATCAGCTTTTGTTTCTCGATATCTTTATGCTGCTGGTTTAAGTTCATACCAACGCTCCATGAATAATTTTCTTGCCTGACGCGGATTTAGCGGGCTGATGGTAAATTCATCCGTAGGTTGAACACCCCTGAGAATGGCCCACTCGGAATCGTCATCAATAAACAGGTCGCGGCGCTCCGTCGCCAGCATGATGAGGTCAGCTTGTTTGACTACAGGGCTCATGGTTTCAGGGAGACCGAATTTCTGGCTGATTAAACCCTCAACCCATTTTTCAATACCGCGATAATCAGGCAGCAACGCTTTAAGCGGCGCAGCAATATCATTGCAGTAAGCCTCACTGGCATCATGCAGGAGAGCTTCAAGCGCAAACTCAGACGGCACAAGATAGCTTGCCAGCACGGAATGCTGAGCGACGCTATAGAACTCATCCAGATGGCCGGTAAAGCGACACAGATTAGAAAGCGCCTGGGCGATATCATCAATATAAATAACGTCAACGCCTGAATTACAAAAATAAAAGTGCTGACCTGACCAGGTGGTAATAAAACGATTTTCGGTATTCATGCTAATCTCCAGCGTTTCTTATGACGTTCTACTGCCTGTTTCATTGCGGTTTTATCAGCCGGTTTTCGGATTGACTGACCGCTACGGGTATAAAATTGAAATCGTGTCTTTCCTGGGTAATCAGGATGCTCAATGACAACGGAGTTATCGTTAAGGTGATAAATACGCTTACTACCCATATCCTGGACTTCACACCCTGAGACACAGAGATATGCAGCCATTTAAGCCCCCTTAAACAAGGTTAATAACAGCTCCCACATTTTCAGGCCGTAATAAATGCACGCGCCCCACAGAGTAATGCAAAATAAAACGCATAAAATGAAAGTAACCGGACGAAGGTAAGGACTGAGCATAATCCTGTCGTAAAATGAAAGTGTTTTCATTGTGTTCACCTTTAAAAGTCAATTCGTCTGGTGATTTTCAGAGATACGCTTTCTGAATAATAACCATTACTTTCACCGCACCAGCGAACGACCACATGCCCTTTCGCTGTTCCGAACTTGAAAAAAGTCCACGTTCTGGAGCCAGAATTAGTTTCTTCTCGATTACTGACTACCTCAGCTTCAAGTAAGGGGGAGTCTTCAAGGTCGCTCAGTTCGCCCTCAATATCCTCAATCCAGACGCTTTCACAGCAATCATCTACATGGTAAAAGGTGAATGAATCAAACCAGTTTTTTTCGAGAAATTTAAGTTCCGTTCCGTCATCGTTTTTTTCGGCCGAAACAAAAACCTTACCCAGCATTTCGTTAATTACGGTAACCGACATAGTCTTACCCTCATTTCAGGCGTAAGCATCCCCTGACGCATTACGCCATTTAAAAAATATTTAAGGTTTAATTAATCCTGACGCGTAAGTGAGTTCACATTTGCAAGCCAAGGCTCTACGTTAATTTCCACAATTGTTACCGACTTCAAATCCATAGCCGCTGCAACAGTTCTTACGGCCCGACGCTCGGTTTCTTTTGGGCGTTGATGCCAGAACGTGGTACCTGATTTATATTTCCGGTTAAACTCATTCGCGTTCATATCACACCGTCGCCATATTCAGAGCAATAGGCATGTACTGGTCAGTGTCACCAATACGTTCGTAAATACGAATATAAGAGCTTGTCGCGATAACCTGTAAGGATTCGCCGATAGCATCCATCGCCTTATGCCAGCGTGGATCGTCGATATCATAACGACGAAGGTTCAGCACCGCGCCCGTGGAAACATTACCGGCTTTATCAGTCGAGAATGCGCGGCTGACAAATACTTTCAGCTCCGGGCGAGCGTCCTCAGTCCAGTCAGCAAGGCATTCGTCAATGAGGCTCTTCGCTGCCTGCATACGCTCATCAAAGGCGATGCGGTCAGCCATAGCCCGCTGAATCAGATAGCGGCCATCAAAGCTATAGAGCGTAACGTTGCCTTTTTTGCCGCCCAGCTTAACGCCATATTCGTTAGCGGAAAGGTCGACGAACGCCCCGATATCGCCAAACGAACTTTCTTTAAATTTCTTCATCAGCTTATTCAGCTCGATAGCTTTAGTTACGATCTCGCCAACCAGCGTATCCCGGGCCAGGTCAATAGGCTTCAGCAGTTTAACAGGGATAAATGCATCTTTAGCATCAACCCAGTAACCTTCAGGAGCCGTTTTATCTGTAAATTGCTTCTGCATATTATCCATTATGGACCTCATTTAAATGTTGAAAAAACTTTGCTATTTCAGCACTGGCACAAGCCAGCATTAACGGTGCAATAATATTGGACGTATCTTTAACCAAACGGGAATCCGTTTCTTCAGCCGATATAATTGCGGATAAATGAACTTCCCCTTTGACTTCCTTAACCGTAAAAACAATTTCAGCCATACTACCTCCAGATAACATGCATCCCGCGCCAGATAAGCATTTTAACCTGCGAGCTTTTGCCATCTTTGCGCTCGGTAATCTCGACTTCCTTTCCGCGCCACGCCTCAAACGGGCGGTCTACCTCGACAATCGGGCGGCGGAATCGGGTGTTAATGTCCAGAACCTGCAGGCCACCTCGCATCAGACGGTTAATCGGGGCCATCATTTTTGGATCGTTAATAGGTAAACGGCACATAGTGACTCCTGAAAATTAATGAAATGAATCATTGCCTTTCACTGGAACAGTCGATAAATCTTTAACTGTTCCTAACATTTTTCTCAGAATTGAATGGATAAAACCGCCGAGTGAAACCAGAATAACCCGGGCTGTTTTCTTAACCAGTTCTGAGTCAGAATCGTCTTTAATCATTCGGCACTGAACATCAATGCCGTTTCCTTTTCGGGTTACAGATATTTCAATTTTGGCCATAGCTCCCCCTAATTAATCAGCATTTCGGCAAACTTACGTACCGCGCCAGCGCTGACGGCATTACCACTGATCTCACTGTGACGGCTGACGCCGCGTACCAGTTTGAATAGCCGGCGAGCGTTGCCGTGGCTTGCCTTAAACAGCGCCTCGCTGACGTCTTCTTTACCTGCACCAGGCAGCATACTAACCGCAATATCAGTGATATCGCTCTGCGGCAGGGAATCACCGATACAGAGAGCAAAGCCTACGCGGCTATACAGTTGCTGATACTCACCACGCTTACCTTTGAGGTTGATAATGAGTCGTGGCATTCCCGCCAGTACCATTCCAATTCCTGACTTGTCGTGGATACGACGCAGCGTTTCCAGTGCACGGTATGGCAGGTTTTCCGCTTCATCGACCATAAGAAGACGACCGGAATCACGCAGAGCCGCGATACAGGCTTCACTAAGTTCGTGCATGTTTCCACGCTTGCTGAGGCCCAGCAGGTTACAGAGTTCCTCCAGAACCACACGAGCGGTATACCCCGGGTCGGCTTCAATAAGTAAGGCATCACGATGCTGCGCTGCGTACTCGCGCAGAATCATGGTTTTGCCAAGCCCAGCCGCGCCGAAGATAACGTTAAGATCGCCATCGAGATGCGCATATCGGATAACTTCCATACCCTTGCGAGAAGTCACCGTTGGAACAAAGCGAGCCGTGATTTTTTGCGATTTTTCTTTTTCCGCTTCACGGTTGATAAAGCTCCGGGCCAGTTCATCAATAGAAGGAACATCACCGGCATATTTGCCCTGGAGGTATTGGTTAATAACGGCGGCACTTTTGCCAACAGCACGGGCTACCTGTGTCTGGCTGTAGCCTTTGCGGGTCATCAGGTCATTCAGTTCTGCATGTATGCTCATATTTTCTCTCTCTTACCGGGTATTACCGATTTTTTTCAGATATTCGTCGCGGTCAGTCTCAAGGAAGAAATAAGGCTCTTCTTCTTTTTTAACGGTATATTCAGCCGGGATAAAACTGCTCAAATCATCGAATCGTTGTCCCGGCAACACAGAGCGGCCTTCGGCTTCGATCTCCAGAACTTTATCTTCAACGCGTTTCATACGACGCTGACGGCGTTTTTCAACAGCTACATCCATTGCACTGACCGGAATCGCTGCGCGTTTATTGCCGTTCCAGATTGCAGTACAGACATAAGAACCATCCACCCGACGGACGATGACGGACTCCGGGTCGTGGATATCGAAGGCCACGCGCACTTCTTCGCCGTCGACCTGGATCAACTCCTCAGAGAAATAATCGTTATTGAACAGACGAAGCCAGCCACGCTGCGCGGTACGCCTCATTTCAGGCATGAACGCTTCCCGAAGTTCGACGTCGGTCAGATACTCGGTTTCATCACCTTCGAGCTCAAGAACGGCCCGGCGGTACGCTGCTGGCGTCAAATGCTTACCGTTTCGCCTGGGCAGTTCGCTGTGTTCGTGGGTATTGTTGTAGACGTCCACTTCCTCAGCGATGGCGTCAAGCAGCTGCTGCCACGAAGGGAGTTTCCCCAAAGCTGTACGCTGTACTGGTGTTAGTTCGCGGCCGTTCTCCTGCGCTTTGATCGCTGACTGAATAGCACGAGCGGTAATACGGGCATGCTCCCGGTCGGCACTGTCGCCGCTGAAGGTGTCAAACTGCATGGCCACACGACGCGGTATCCCTTTGTTCAGACGCTCGATGATCCCGCGAGACTGAGGACGCCCGGGAATGCTGGTCGGGTGCTCAATACCCAGGCGACTGAAAATACCAGTCACGTCAGCATCAAGCGTTTTGTTGGTTTCACCACCACCGTTATCGGAGTAAACAAACAGCGGTTTACCGAAGTGGCGCATGGCGTACCGGTAGGCATCGGCCACCGCGATAACGCTCTCAGATAATGCCAGGCTCCAGCCAACGACAAAGCGTGTCCGGCCATCAATAATCAGGGTCAGCTCGGGCGTGAACGGACGGCCATGATCTGGGTGGGCTACCTTCATTTCCAAAGACTTACCGTCCGCAATCCAGCAACCATTAACCGGCATTTGCGACCAGTCACGTTTTTGGAAGCATTCATAAGCCAGCGCAGCAGAACCACTGACACGGCCACGCGCTTTCTCTCGGCGCGGCAGCTTCTCCATCGCCCGGCGAACCGCATCATAGGAGGGGCACGCCGCAATCATTGCTGGCTGGTCAGCATAGAGAGCTGTCCATTCGGCTTTAAAATCTCGGTACGCCTCGGTAAGACAAGGACCCTTGCGACTGCGCCAGTGAGCCAGGAAGTCAGGAAGCCACTTAATCTGCTCTGGCTTCTTCGCTTTAAGATGACCGGGAGCCAACATGGCCATACGCTCGATACCTGGTTTTGTTGACTCGAAAACGCTGACCCATTCCTGCAGGCTGCGGGTACCGACGCCGGCGCGGCTGCTGCCTTTACGGGCATTGGCCAGCTCAGCGGAGTTCATCAAATGCTCGGGCAACGTCCCTTTACGCGACCCCATAGAAACAAAATTAACGGCCGCAGTGCGTGACATTCCTGCACCCCGGAGCTTCTCGACCTCCAGAGCCAAAGCTGCACGAGCATCGGCGATTTGCTTTTGCTTCTCGGTTAATGAATTAACCTCACGATCAAGCAGCGCAGGACATTGACGAATCAGCGTCAGCTCCCTACGTGGCTTTAGGCTCTTAATATCACTTGAACGATCGACCACCATCATCGTCTTATTCGCTAAGACCGATTGATATATTTTTTCCCTAAGAGCGTTCTGGGCCTCGTTAGGTAAACTATCAATCGAATATTCGTTTCCACCTCCACGACCAGCCCTTGCTCGTGAATCCCATCCATGGCTTTTGGCCCTTGCAACAATTCCAGGCCTGGTTTCAGGTAATCCAGGAAGCCGCAAATCAGCTAATTCCTGAGCGGTATAATGCGTTTTCAGGTTAATCTGGTTCATATGCTTAATTCCATTCACCTGAAAATGCTTTATGATAACGAGTGGGCCATATCTCATCGGGAGAGATCCCGATAGCATCAGCGATGATTTTTTGGCCTTTTGGCCATGGGCGATCTAGGGCATTCTTCAAAGCCCCGGCGCTTTTGTAACCATGATGCAGGGACAGACGACGCAACGACCATCCTTGCTTATGAAGAGCTGCAACGATATCGGCCCTGTGCCAGTCAGATTCTTTCTGGCTTTTTTTTGCGCTCTCTAATGTACTCAT